GCATCATGTATATGCCCTCGTCGGTGAATACATATAGAGGAAATTGCCCGTATTGCCCTTGTGATAGAGCGGGCGTTGCGGCGGCCATGCCGATAATTTTACCGTTTCCTATGGTGTAGGTTTGCTCGACGGGAAATATAAATGGATTGTCCGTGGCAGAAACTTTAAGTTTGTTGGGGGTTGTCTCAATGTTATTCGAAGATTGGGGAGCCTCTGGTATTTCTGTTATTACTGCACCTGAAATTGTTATCGGATTTATCTCTCCCGTGGGTAGATAATATGCCAAATTGAGGAAGTCATGCGGAGTGAGATCGAAAGAGGCTGAGAAACGATAGTTTGTTAACGCACCCGATTCTTCTCTTACCCGATATATAATGGTTATCTCCATATTATAAGCCCGTGAATCGGGGTATGAGATATATGGGGAAAGGAGTAAAAGATTATCCCCGTTCGGTATGTCTTGGTCACGCACCACAATAGAAGTTCCTGATTCGGTTTTTATATAGGTTTTTGAAATGTATTTTATGACGTCTACGGTTGAACCGGCATAGGATATGAACATTTCGACAGGATAGCCATCATATAATTTTTGGGACGTACCTGAGATGTGCAACTTGCTATTATAATTAAATATTTTTTCGGCAATGAGCTTATTATGAGAATAGGTATCATCTGTTAATGTGGGCTGATACACGAGGTTCTTTAATATGTCGGATAAATCGGGTATATCTGAAAGAGTATTATTATTGAATTTATCACTATCAAAATCGTATTGTGCAATGCGGTAGAAATTGGCAGTCTCTAATATTCGCTCTCGTAGTTTTTCGTCATTTGTGTAAAATGGGTCGCCACCAAACGAATAAGGATTTCCATTACCTAAAACAGGGAAATTATTCTTATAAGTATCGGTATCATCATAATATGGAATCTCAGCCATAAATACGTCTATCCCCTTATATATATCGGATTCTTTTAACGATTTAGGGATAGCTATATCTACTTTTATCCTATAATATCCAAAAAGAGCTTGAACCGACCTGTTTTTATATTCACTATTCATAGTTCCACTAATTAATATCGGCGTTCGTCTTATAAATAGAATAGGAGCTGAATGTAACGTATATGTGCCGTCGTACATTCTTATAGCCCAACGGATAAGAGATACGTTTTGAATTTCACCTTTTGATCGTAAATTATCCATTTTTTCATAAATAGCACCATCTGGGGTCTCTCCTTTGGAGCCTATGAACTTTCCGCCAACTTCAATGACATCATATGGGAAACTTATATTTACAGATTCAAAATGTCCAGTGTCTGTCTGGTTGATTTTTACAGTTATATCATCTTCATTTATAGAAATATTTTTGTAAACGTATGTGCCAGATGATCCATACAGATAACACAAGAAATAAAAAATACCACCGTCTGTTGATACAACAAGGGTGTTTCCCACGGAGGTTATATCATTTAAACCATCAATTTGATAAATAGGAACTCCGATTTTTGCTTCTGAACTTGCCCCGTCGTTGTAATACATAGGTCTAACGACTTTATCATTGCCATAACGATATGCTTCGTAGTAGATAGTGCTTCCATCGAAAGTAATCCAATTTTCATAACCATTGCCTTTGTGAATATAAATGAGTTCTCTATGATTGGAAATAGTATATATTTTCTTATTCACACCAGTCGGAGATATAGATCCAGTGGAAGTGTGACGGAGATTTACCATAGCGGTTAACTGCCCGTCTTGTGGATTTGAAGTGTCTAATACTATACCCGAAAAAGGAATGGTTTTCATACAAAATATTTTTTGTAAAACTAATGATGTTTATTGATATGTCGGCGTACGTGGTTGCCATTTGTTTACCTTATTGTTTTTTTGATGAAATCTCTTTTTTTAGTTTGTCTATCATTCTCTGAAATTTTGCAGCCACCCGTAGACAGTGTATTTTTAAGTTTCTATCTCGCTCGGCTTCGTAATAGGCTATTTTATATTTAATTTCTTCTTTTTTCATGAATATCTGTTCATTACATTTTAATTCTTTCCCAAAATATTTTTGGATTGGAATTATATTCTTTTATCTTAAATTCCAGCTTTTTAATAGAGGCTCTATTATCATGCTCTATTATCTCTAATCTGCTAATTTCTCTTTTAAGATTTTCGTTTTCTTGTAACAAACACTTGTATTCATTCAATTGGTCTTTTAACTTGTCAATCTCACTTTTCAATGCCTCATTTGTAAATATCCTATAAACATGGTTTTCTGGATATATCAAATCATTCACATAAATAGCACCCACTTTATTTATGGCAGTAAGTAGGAATGAGATAGAATAAGCATCAATAGTGTAAATTTTAGAAGATTCAAGTTCGGCATAAAATGTACCATCGCTTTTTATAATCCCATTGTCAGTTTTGACAATTAACTTGTCATCTTCAATATAAACTTTTCCCATGTTAGTGATTTTAATTAGTAGTGAAAATATCATCTATACACTCGTTCACCCTGTCACATGTATCTCCAAAGGAAATGGCAAAAGATTCGTCGCCTACACGGTCTATGATGGATCGCAGGTCACGGGCGATGTGGTTGAACGCCCGCAGTTCTTCCAGCATAGGGAGGGTAACAGTGCCGTCGTATTTTTTCAGTAGTGAAAGTAAATCGACGGCGGAGGATTCTGCAATGTCCGCCAACACTGGGATTTTTCTCAGGAGGCGATTGCATTTCTCTTTGTCCTCTTTGCTCATGGTGTCGGTGATTGTTTTTGCCGTGACTTGCTCACGGGTTTGCAGTAGCCGGTCGTATTGCCTTCGTAAGTTGTCAAACAGATCAAATTCGCCCCTTCTCAGAGCCTTCTCCATTTTCCGGCTGTACTCCTCTTTCAATATTTCAATGTTCATATCAAAACAATTTTAACTGTTCAACTTTATTTTCAATCTTAACTATCTCTTCAATGATTCGTTTCATTATTTATTGGCTTCTTCCTGAAAATCCATAGGTTACCATCTTTATCTCTTGCTACCCACATAGTTTACTCCTCCCACTCGATTTTAATAGTTGTGATGTAATCTTTTTCTGTTTCTCCATCTTCAAGAGCTTCTTTTTCTGTTGGATAAACACAACAAACTGTATCCTCGAAATCTTTAAAGATATTCACCCACCCCTCTTTCTTTTTGGTTAGCATCATGAGGTCATAATTACTAATCTCATCGACAAAAGATCTGCCATTTTCAAGATATTGTAAAACAATTTCTTTTTTACAATCATATATTAAGGCGACAATTGGATTATTACCTTTTGCGTCAAAGCAAATAATCCTTGCCTTTCTTCCGTCTCTCGTGCATACTGGCTTGCCCTGTTTGGCTGCTTCAAGGTCAAAGGGCTTTAAGTTCAATTTCTTTTTATTCATATCTTCTTTGTTTTTGGGTATTTCTATACATATTCTTCCATCGAGTCCATTATAACAGCGCAATGATTTATAGGTGAAAATTGTAGGACTATAAACGTCCTTATATTTTTGCATTATTCTGCCATCAGATACATAAGGCTCTCCGAACTTTTCAAGTTTCTTGAAGATTACAGACTTACCGTCACTTCTATAAGTTCCACTACATTTATCAAGGTCACAATTACCTATGATCTTAAAAGAACATAATCCACAACCAGTCTCACAATCATATTGTTTTGGCTGCTCTACGCACTGATACCACTCACCGTTGTACTCAAATATTTCTCCTACTTTTCTTCCATATCTTATCTGTTTTTTTTAATTTTTCAAATTCCATTATCTCTTTATCCCATAGTTTGGCCGCAAAATGCTCTAACTGGCAGCCTTTGGATTTTTCCCAACCGGGGCAAAGACATATATCATCGCACTCCATAAGTGCCTTTATATCGTTTCCCAGAAGTTCATGATAGGGTTTGTCCAAATCGGGGTTAACACCGAAGTCTATCGGTGTGACGACATGGTAGCCTTCCCTTTCGAGTACTCCCGAAACGTATAGTATTTCACTTTCAACTTCATCGAAGTCCCTGCCGGTGATGGGTAGGGAGATGTAGATTTTCTTTTTACTCATTTTCAATGATTGTTTCATAATATACTTTTCCTGTACCTCCGCATTGAGGGCAAATGTCTTTCGTTTCCGGGGTTATGACTTGTAATAGAAATCCTATACCGGCAGTGAAGACAATCCCGTCCATATCGTAGACCCTGCCTTCTCCTTTGCACTTTGGGCATATGGTCTCCCTTGTGATTATACGCTTCATTTAATTAATCCCATTTAACAATATTATTTGTCATATTTCATTTTAAATCGAATATCTTGCTTGAATCCCTAATAGAATCGGTAGGCATCTTAGCACTCAATTGCTTCATAAATTCAGCAAAATCCATTGCCCGATTCCAACTACTCCATCTATGAGTAATCTCTACCAGTTCAAAAGCATTTAGCAATACCAATTTTTCATTTTTCTTTTTCAAGTCATTTACAGCGTCCCGTATTCGATTATAAAGATCTCCATATCCTCTACCGGTCCATACGGCTGTATTTCTTGGCTTGTATAGTTCATCAACC